TCGTATACTGTAATAGTACACTGAGGTGCAGAACCTTCTACTTCATCTGGCAATCCAATATTCATTGGAAAAAATATATACTCTTGACCACCACTTACAACACCATAAACTATTTGAGTATCTGTGGTTAAGTCTTGTAGTCTACCTGTAAATCCTCCGTCCGATGTACTGCCGGTATTTGGAGCTGAATCACATAATCTAAGTATTACTTGTTCTGGATTGTCTGGACTATATATTGTTAAAAGTAGTATTAAATCTTTATCTGTTTCTTGAGCAAACATTGCTTGCAATGCTGCTGGGCTTAGTGTTCTACTCATGGTAATATTTCAAACGTAGTTGTTACTGTCCAGTATCCTGGAGCTAAATAAGTTATTGTATACAAATCTCCCTCGCTTTGTGGTATAAAACGAACTTCTACCTGTGCTCCAGTACGAGGGTGAGGAAATGTAAACCTAGATACGGCTCCAATAGTATCACGAGCCCAAGATTCTAATGTTTGTACTTGAGAAGTGGTCATTATAAATGTTAAATTTAAACGACCAGGCATTTTTCCTCTTCTACGAAGTTTTGCTGGCCCGCTATCCATAGGCGTACGCACTATAAGTGCGCCGCCTATTTCTGTAAAGTTTTTTTGTGGTGATTGTGGCAAGCTTGGATGCCATGCTGCAACGGGCATAATTTATCTCCTTAATAATCGTGGACGCAATCCAAAAGTATTACGCATTACTTTCTGAGAAGCACTTCCACTACGACTCATATCGCCAGCTGCTACTTCTCCTATTACAACCTCTACTCTGCGATTGCCGCGACTATCAGTAATTTCTTCGGCTGTTGCTTCTTGATTACTGTAATTATTAATAACTACTTCAGTTTTTTGACCTCCGCCACGAACACCAAGATTACCTTGATTGTCGCGCTTTAGGGGCATAATTGCTTCTGGGCCCGCTTCACCCATTAAACCTGTGCCTTTAGCAAATTTAAATAGCGTAGGTTGATTTACTATTGAGTTGGTAAACGCTCCACCTTTACCAAATCGTTGCATAGCATTATTAAAGTATAAACCTTTTGCTCCAGTAGTTAAAGGTCCTGCTGAAAAGTCTCCTATTAGTGGAGTTCCGCCTGGGGTAGTAGCTGGTGTACCCGCTGGGCCACCACCAGGTACTCCTAATAATACATTTCTAAATGCACCATATACTTGTAACATCTGAAGTCTAAGTTCGTATCTAGCTAAATCAGCAATTAAACTGTTAAATAGTTCTTTACCTGCCCATTTACCAGTTTGCATCCATGTAACCATAGCATCGCCTAAACTGCTAAAGCTATTTTTATATATCTCATCATAAGCTTTTTGACGTGCACTTAGTTCTTGCATTTGCTCCATATTTCGTACACGTTGATTATATATAGCAATTTCGCCAGCTTTTTGAGTTTGAAAATATTCTTCTGAAGCTGCTTTAAGTTGTAATAATCTATTTCTTTCTTGTGTATCTGTACCTTTTAAAGAAATTATTTGTCTTTCAAAATCAAGTCTTTTTTGAAGTGCCTGACTATCAATCTCATCAATACGTTTAGCAGTTTGTAGCTGTAGTTCTCGTCTATCTAATACTCGTGTTTCTTGTAAAAACTGCTCTTCTGTCATTCCTACCGTTTCTTTACGAGTATTTAAATCTTGACGAGCTTGTTCTACTCTAAGTAAATCAAGAGCATAAGATTGTTGTACTTTTTCGAATCTTCTAGTCTCTTCCTCGGACTGTACTTTAGTTTTATATAAAAGATCATCTGCTTGTATAGCTCTATTTTGCTCTTCTAAAGCAACTTTATTTGTTCTATAAAAAATATTTAAGACAGAAGTTTCTTGCTCTTTTAATTTTGCTGCCGCATCTGCAGCAGCTTTCTCTATTGATTGAAGAATCAATAAATTTGCACCAGGTTCCGTTTGTAATCGTTGTGCTGTACCTTCCACTATACCTGCAGCAGCTATTTGTTTTTGAAACTCTAAACGTTTAATACCAGCTTCCATACGTTGTTCTTCTATATCAAAACGCTGTCGAGCCCTAGCAACTTCAACAGGGCTACGATCAAGCATTAGCTGTTCAGATATAAGTTCTCTATTTTTACTTATAGTTTCTTCTAATTGACTACGTCTCTGTCTTATCCTATCATCAAATTCAGCATTAGAGGCATCTATAACACCTTTCATTTCTGTCATTTGTTGCTGACCAGTAATTCTTATTAACTCTTCTTGATATTTAGCAGTATTACCAATAATAGCTAATGCGCCTGGACTTATTACTTGTCCAGAACTTTCTAGTTGTGCAGGGTTTGTATAAGCTAATTTTTCTTGAGCTAAATTTGATAAACTACTTTTTATTCTGGAAAGTCTAGTGTTTGCGTCTACATCTCCTGATGCTGCAAGTAGTTGTAGTTGTGGATTATCTCTTTCTTGTGTTAATGTAAGCTCTTCAAGACTAATACGTAATTTATCATTAGTAATTAGTAATTTTCTAGTCTGTTCTATTTCTTCTTTTCTAAGTTTTATACCTTCTAACTCTAGTTGTGTTGTTAATTGTACTGTTTCTTTAGATTTCGGTAAAAATCCTACTAAAGCTTTTTGTTGTTCTATTGCTAGTTCTTTGGCGACAAAACCGAGTCTTTGAGTAATAAGAGTAACAGCATTATTTGCAGCACTTACGATTGCTTTTTGTAAGTTGTCTTGTAATGCCTTAATTCTTGCTTGTGCTTCATCTATTAGCCTATAACCAGCAGTCATTTGTCTAATACCCTCGGCCCCCAGTGTAGTAGGGCTTTGAGCATAGGCACCGCCTATTCGTATAGCTTCTCTGCCTTTTACTAGGTCAGCTTCTGCATCTTGTAGTTGTTTAATAGCTGTTCTAAACGTTTCTACAGTTTCTGCTGGAAATCCTGCTAAAAGACTAGGATCTTTTGCAATAGTTTTTAATATCGCTAATTGAGTTTCTGTACTTTTAAAACCTTCATTTATTAAATTTGCTTGTTTATTAAGTGTAACTGCAAATCTAGTTAAAGGATCGTTAGCTACAAAAGTATTTGCAAGATCCTGGTAATTTTTTTGTAAGTCTTTAAAACCATCCATTATACTTCTAAGAGGAGCGGCAGCTTGATTTGCATTAATTTTTGCTCTATTTAAAGCTATATTAAGCTGCTGAACTACACTTATAAAATTTTCTGCATCTCGTGTTGGCGCAGTTATTTTTCCGCCTGGCCTAAACATAGCATCCATAACATCTCTAACATTTACTGCGGTTTCTGGTTTTATTTCTAATATACCAGCTATGCTATCTTGCAATTCTTGTCTAATTTTAGGATCTGTTGCTAATTTAAGTCCTTGTACTACAGCTGGTGCTACTTCTTTTGCAACTTTTGTTCTTAGACCTTCACCAATAAGTTCTGAAAGGTCATCAAGAACTTTATCAAATATAGTAGCAGTGTCTTGAACATTACGTAAATTTGAACTTACTTTTCCAACACTTTCTGACAGACCAGTTATAGCATTTGCTTTTGCAACTAAACTGTCTACAGTTAACGTTTCTTCAAATTTTTTAGCAACATCCATAGCTGTAAAAGTATTTTTTGCTAAATCATCTAAGCTATTTGTTAATGCTACTGTTTCTTTTTGATTGCCGCTCATTCCTATACTTAAGAACTGAAAAGCAGCGCCTGCTGCGGCAATATAAGGACCCACATTACTAAGTGCTGTTACAAGTCTAGATACGCCCTGTGCAGCAATTCCTCCTGCTGCTGCAATACCAGTAAGTGTGCCGCGTACTGCACCTAAATTTCCTTCTCTTATATTACTAATAGTACCGCTTATTGCTGCACGTATTCCTGTTTCTGCGGCTGTTGTTCCGGCTTCTTGAACAATACTTCTACTTGTTAAACTTCTTCTAGCATTTTCAAGTTTAGTAGTAGCGAACCATTCTGCACTTAAAAATTTAACTCTATTAACAGTTTCTCCATTAATTTGTTTTTGAAGATTATTATATGTCTTGTTATATTCTACTGCAGTTTTGATTCCGTCTGCAACACTTTTTTCTACAATACCTCGTTTTTGTAACATACCTAAATAGCGTACTTCTGCTTGTGTTACATCAGCAATATCTTTCTTTAATATGCGTTCTACATTAGATCGTTGTTTTAGGTTAGAAATTGCAGCTGTAGAAAATTGTTTTTCTGCAGCTTCTAATGCGGCATAGTTTGCATCTTCTCTAAGCCCAAGTACTCGCTGTTTTTCTTTTGCTAACTCAGCTGTGCGAGTTTTTGCTGCAATAGAAGCGGCTTTATTTAAACCTTCGTACTTATCTTTAGCTTTAGTTATAGAACTTTCTAGTGCATTATTATAATCTTTTAAAGCAGGTATAAAGCTTCCTAAAATCTTTTTACCTAATAGTCCTATTGCTAAAGCTAGGGCTACTGGGCTGCTATTTAAAAAATTAATAAGCGGAGCCACTACTGTATTTATAAGCTGTAATGCACTAGTAGAAAGATCTTTTAAGTTAGCTATTAATTTATCATATGGATTTGATTGAAGTTGGATTTTTCCAAACTTTTCATCTAGCTCTTTTAATACAGCAACGGCAAATGCTTGTCTGCGTTCAAAGTCTGATAGACTACTTGTAGCACGACCTAACCCTCTAGCATAGGCTTCAACAGCC